ATGAAGGCCCCCAGGCTGCGTACAGTCGGTCCACACAGCTGATTGTCGCCGGTCTCGTCGACGAGTTCGTGCTGTCGACGCCAGTAAGCAACATCGCCGGCACTATCATCGGGGAACTCGGCTTGCAAAGTGTTCCAACCCCGGTTACGGTTACGCTTAACGCGTTGTATACTGCGGAGGACTCACATGCTGTTTAAAATTCTTTCTGCCATCGTTGCGGTGTTCGTGCTTGGCGGAACTGTAGCCAACGCCGGTTACTACGTCTACCGCTTTAATTGGAATCCGTGGCATCCTTACCATTACTGGCACGCACCGGCTCCGGGCTACAGCAATACGTATCGGCGGGGTTTTCGTCGCGAAGGTGGTTTCGGTCGCTGTTACAGTCCGTACAATTGCGGTTGGGGAGGCTAAAATCTCCGGATTCGACAACGGGACGCTGCAGTCCGGCATTTTCTCTCAAGCTAAGCAGTTTGGGTCGATTTTGCGCGGCTCCGGACCGCCCGTGCCGCAAGCGGGCCTTGTGGGCGATTTGTACATCGATACGGTGACGCTTAACTTGTTCACCAAAAGATCGACGGAAGCCGGTGGTGATGTGGATCCTTGGGGGCATTTTCTTTTTGTTGTTCCATCAGCGCAGCAAGCGCAGTTGAAATGGTTTGGGGCGTCCGCGCCGACAAACGATATCGGAATTAATGGTGATTATTATTTGCTTTGGGGTGGTTTTGGTAACTACGGCCTAAACCCGATTTCAGTATTTGGTCCGAAGGCAGCGGGCGTATGGCCTGGAGCAGCGGCTCAAGTGGCTGTTACGCTCAATACGCTTTATACGGCGGAAGATAGTCATGCCATTTAAGAAAAAACCTCCCGCCAAATCGGCCACAAAGCGCGGTCCGATGACTGCGGAGGACCACCGCAAGTTGGCTGCAACGCACAGTGCTAAAAGTAGTTTGCAACATGCAAAAGCACAGTTACTAGAAGCCCAGGACCCAAAGCAGAAAAAGCGCGATACTTTGATCGGACGTTATTGAAATGAGTTACAGCCCGGCGACCGATTTTCTTGCGTTGCTCCGCCCTACGTCCGGAGGCGTGCGTACTGAGCAAATGCCGGGGTTAGATTTTGTTATTGCGGCTTTGCAGCGTGCGGGACTTTTGACTAACCTCGTAATCGGAGCAGTTGCGCCGACGTTCAATCAAGCAGCGACACCGTGGTTTCAGCCTGCATCGCCATCGTGGTCGGGAGAAGGCATTCTTTTCCTGTGGAACGCAGTGGCTGGGGCTTACCAGCCCGCTACGCCCGCCTTATGGGCTGCTTTTTTTCTTCCGACCATAACTGGATACGTATTTCAATCGGTAAATGCTGGTGCTGGAGTTGTACTCGCAGGCACCAGTTTGCTCGCTATTCAGCGCGTGGCGCCGGCCGCCACAGCGCTCACGCTTCCGAATCTTGCGGCGCAATTTACTTCCGGCCATAAGCTCCAAATTTTGGACTTCTCGACGGCTGTCGTGAACCATACTATCACACTGACGACGCCGGACGGTGCCACTATCATGAGACAAGCAGCGTGGCAGTTGCTTTCGACGCCTGACCAGCTTGCTGGGGTTATGCTGCAGCCGTCTCCTGACCTCAACTCGTGGATTATCGCGCCATGATGAAAAAACTTCGCATTTTTGCTTTCGTCGCTTCTATGGCAGCAACGGCTTTGGCTTTGGCTGGGATGCCCGTTGATGCCCAGTGGCAAACGCCGGACCACTCGGTACCGATCGGGAATGGTGCCGGCATTGTTGGTTTTAGTAACGCCGCGCCGGGCACTGCGGGGCAACCGCTCGTCAGCAACGGTCCTAGTGCGGATCCTTCGTTTCAGCTTTTGCTTGATATCATCCCGATCGGGGCCGTGCTTGATTATACAGGTACGACGGCACCCAATGCGCATTTCCAGCTTGCATTTGGTCAGGCAATTTCGCGCGCAGCTTTTCCAGCGTACTTTGCACTGGTTGGTACGACTTACGGAGCCGGAGACGGATCAACGACGTTCAACGTACCGGATTTGCGCGGGCGCGCAGTCGCTGGCGTCGACAACATGGGCGGCTCAACGGCAGGCCGTATTACGGTTGCGGGAGGGAATTTCAACGGTACGGTTTTGGGAGGTGTGGGAGGCTTGGAAAACCACGCACTGACTGGACCAGAGGGGCCGGTGCATAGCCACACTGCTACTGATAGCGGTCATACTCATAACGTCACAGCGGACGACAACACAAACGTCATTGGTGGCGTTAACGGCGGCAACGCTGGTACGTTTGCGCTTTTTAACACCACAACGCCGGCTCACACTATCACATCGACGGTAGGCACTGCAAACATCACTGTCTCCAACGCCGGCAGTGGCGCCCCACACACGATTTTGTCGCCGACGATAGTCCTCAACAAAATCGTCCGCGTTCAGTTTTGGGACGAGTATTTTGCAAGTCGGATGCTTGGTGTTGCAAACGACAACGACGAGATCTGGTACAAGGCAGCGGTGGGAGAATGATCAAGAGGTTTCTTTTTGCTGCTGTTCTATTTGCTACGGTAGCGCCCGCGTGTGCGCAATGGCAAACACCGAATCACTCAGTACCGGTTGGGCGAGGGCTCGCCACTACTGGTTTTGGCACTGTAGGACCCGGTGCGTTAAATCTTCCGTTTATCGGACAAGGCGCGACTGCGGATCCAGTATTTGGAGCGTTGCCGCTCAACGGTGCCGGCGTTACCGGTAATTTGCCCGTAGGCAATCTCAATAGCGGTACGGGTGCGTCCGCAACAACATTTTGGCGTGGTGACGGGACTTGGGCCGTACCGAATCCGTCGACTAATTTACAAGTTATAAACTATACAATTGCCAATACCGATTGTTTTAAGACTGTTCAAATGGGGAGCGGATCGACTGGATTTCTTACGGTAACTCTGCCGCCTGTAGCGGGTTTTACTCCTGGTTGCTGGGTGTACGTCAAGAACGGCGATACCTATCCAGGAGGACGCGGTAAGAAACTTTCTGGTTTTCCAGCTGATTTACAAACAATTTTATGGCCTAGTCAAACGTTGGCTGTCCAAATCATTAACGGCGCATGGGTGAGCGTCCAGAATCCGGGAAGGTGGAATTCAGGAGTCGCAGCTACGATTTGTGTTGATACGACCGGCGCTAACACTAATGACGGTCTTGCCGGAACCGGCAGTGGATGTGTTGCTGATACGCAAGCAGCGGTTAGCATCATTCAAAAGTCACTTGATATATCTCCGGGAACTCCTGTCATATCGGTTACTTGCGGGCAAACGCAAACTGTTCAACTTTCGATGGGAGGACAACCGACTGGCGGCAATCTTGTCCAATTAAGCCCCAACGGAAATTGCTCGTTCAACTGGACTAATACCGGCCCTTGTATTTCAGTAGGTGATAATGCTGAGTTGGATATGCGGCTTAATGCAGGTGGTGGATCTGGTGCTATTAATTTTACTTGTGACTCGCTTAATCCTTCTAATTCTGGGCAGGTATTTATACATAATAACGGTATTGTCGACTTGGAAGGAACGCCTACGTTCAATGGCGGAGGTACCAATGACGCTGCTTTCTTTTTCGATGGTATCGGCATATCCACAATAACAAACGGTATGAATACAACCGGTAATTTTCATACTATTCTTGATCTTGATGTCGGCAGTAAAGTTACAGCTTCCGGCGTTATTAACACGCCGAGCGGGACAATAGCCGCATGCGTAGTTGTGCAGGGGGGTAGTCGATTGATTATGGGCGGTAATGCGTGTACTGGGGGCGCAACAATTTCCGGTACGTCGCCTATTACGGGCAACTCTTCAATTGTTACTAATGGAGTGACAATTACGGGTGGAACTGCAGCATCCACGGGTGGTCAGGTCTGTGTGTCAAAATGCTGAATTAGGAACTTCGAACAATGGACAATTTTCCGAAAGCTTTAGATTTCGTTCTCCGTCCTGACATCGAAGGCGGCAACGACGACGATCCACAAGATCCCGGCGGACGTACCTCGCGCGGTATTGAACAGCGTGAGTGGGACGCCTACTGTAAGTTGCATGACTACCCCCAGTGCGATGTATGGCGGGCGCCGCAAGTATCGATCGGAGAGATTTATCGAAAATACTACTGGCAACCGTATTGCCAAGTGCTACCGGCCGGCGTCGATCTTTCGTTTTTCGACGAGCATGTGAACACCGGTCTGCACGAGGCGGCCGTAATTCTTCAGCGCTGTTTGCATGTTACGGTTGACGGACATATCGGCGTGATTACGATGCGTGCACTGTCGGAGGAAGACCCGCGTAGTATCGTCAACGACTACGCGCTGGAGCGAGAGCGGGTTTACCGGGAAATGAGAGGCTTCCCGAGATTCGGCAGAGGCTGGTTGAAAAGGGCGAAGTTGTGCCGAGATGTATCACTCGCACTGATTGTAGGCTTGACGCCGCCAACCGGAGCGTAATACAGTCTGTCGGAAGTGGAGGCTGAAACATGGCTTTTGACATCGGTCCGTATTTTGCGGGTGCGCGATACGCGGTGACTACCGCAACGGCATTTGGAGCCGGAATCGGGCTTCATTCGATTTACGGAGTGTCGACAGACCAAGTTACGGCGGGATTTGACCACATCTTCAATGGCCTGAACGAAATTGCGGTTGGTGCTGGGATCCTCGCTCCGATTGTGGCGGGTGCTTGGGGCGTAGCAAGTTCGCGCTTTTCATCGAAGGTAGCTGACGTGCGCGCTGCGGCGCCTGCGGACCTTGCCAGTGCTGTTGCGAAGGCCGCCCCTACGGTCATACTCGACGCGGCTGCGAACGTCCCAGGGACCACGCAGATACGCACTACGCCGGAACTGGCGAGGGCTACGGAGAGCCCGAAGGTGGTCGCGGCACCACTCACAGCCAACCCACGCGTTGCGTGAGCGTTGCTTACCCGTGGAGCAGTGCAGCCCCGCCCGCGCGTAGTAAAGAAAGCGTTCGGGCGGGGCTACTTGATTTTGACAAGTATCGCGAAACGTTTTTGCGCGTTCGTCCCCGGCAAGGTGGTGACCGCATACCATTTATTTTGAACAGCGCACAACGCGTGCTGCACGCCGGAATCGAAAACGAACGTAAGACTTTTGGGATGGTGCGCGCACTCATTCCGAAAGCACGGCGTATGGGCGTCAGTACGTACGTTGGCGGCCGTTATTTTCATCGCACAGCTACGGAGTTCGGCCGGCGCGCGCAGATTGTGGCACACCGATCAGATAGCGCAACCAATCTTCACAAAGAGGTAAAGGAGTTTTACGCGGGTTTGCCTCTGAGTGCACAGCCGCACTTAGGCGCTTCGAATGCACGTGAGTTGATATTTGATAGGTTGAAATCGCTTTACAAAGTCGGTTCGGCAGAGGGCGGCGACATCGGTCGGTCGGATGACTTTCATTTGCTGCATCTGTCGGAAGCAGCATTTTTTGATAATACCGAAGATTTGTCATCCGGCCTTTTGCAGACTGTGCAAGATATTCCGGGTACCGAAATTGCCATGGAGAGCACCGGCAACGGTCAATCCGGCATGTTTTATAGTATGTGCCAAGAGGCGCACGTTAATCAGAATAAAGGCCCGTGGCGATTGCATTTTTTGCCTTGGGGCGTGATGCCTGAGTACCGAACGCAGGTACCGCAAAACTGGACGGCACCGAAAGATTTCATAGATTACGCCAAGTTTCATGGGTTTGATCGTGAACAACTATACTGGTTTTGGCTGCGGAACTATACTATCGCGACGATGAATGGAGGACAGCCCGAAACTATTCATCGACTTACAAGGCAAGAATATCCGGCCACGTATAACGAATGTTTTATGGCGGATTCGACGCTGGATTTCTTTCCGGCGTCTATCGTTAGTGCTGCGATGGTTCGGAAGCCGAATCCTTCGGCCGGTGCACTGAAATTGCTTTGTGTCGACCCGGCTGGTGACGGTCAAGACAAACCTTTCGTATGTGACCGACAGGGATCCGCGATCGGTGCGCGGGTGTGGGGCGAGCTGGCCAACCGTGATTTTAATGTTCAAGCGGATTGGCTTGTGCAGACTTATGAGCGTTTCAGTATGGATGCGATCGTAATTGACGTGACGGGCGTAGGGAAGGGACTAGTTGACGCGGTGCGACTTCGTATGCGCAAGTACGGTCAAGAAAAAGTCGTTCCCGTAAACTTTGCTTGGGGTGCACTGAATGACGTACTGTACGGTAATCGACGTGCAGAGTTACACGACAAGTTCCAGCGTTGGTTGCAGGGCGGCGTATCGATGCCAAATGACAAGTTACTGTCGGAAGAGGTTGCGGCGTACAAGTGGGGGCAAGGCGGTTGCCGGCGCGATGATAAAATGCGCTTGTTCATGACGCCGAAACTCAAAATTCATAAGGACATCGGACGGTCTCCAGACCGGTTGGACGCTTGTGCGGTGGCTATGGCAGTGGAGGGTTGACGTAATGTACAGATGCGTGTACATATTACATCGCACACAGGAGCGTACACAATGAGCATGCCGTGGGAGAATCACGTAATTCCGGAGAAGTCGGGACCTAAAAGCGTGCGGTCGTGCCGTCTCGACATGCGCCTGACGAAGGGTGAAAAGGTGAAACTGGAGCGCAAGGCGCGGATTGAAAAACGCACAGTAACGAGCATTATTTCGGAATTGATTGAAAACATGGAGTAGGGGAGCCCGCGGGCTCCCCGCTCAGCTGTCAGAACTGGTAGAACAGACCGAATTTTTGCGTTACCATGTGATACTTGGCGAGGCTGGTTGCCAGCACGTTTCCGGCGGAATCGGTCGCCGTCAGGGACTTGTCGCCAAGCTGGGACCAGTCGCCTTCAATGAACACGCCAAGGTTCTGAGTGACCTTATAGCGCAGACCCGCGCCGACGTTCCAGCCGGTCGACGTGTCGCTGGCAGCGGCCTGGATTGACCCGACGTTCAGGTTGGGGTGAGCGCCTCCAAAGGCGAAACCGCCGACGCCGTAAGCCAAGAGTCGACGATCGGCCGACACTGGGATGCCAAACATCACGTCAAAGTTGCCCAGATAGTTCGTAGCGTTCGATACCGAAAGGGAGTCCGCAATGCTCGTTCCGGATCCACTGACGTTGAGATAGCCGATATCGACACGAGTGCCAAACACGAAACTGCCAGTATCGAAGTTATAGCCGACAGAACCGCCGCCGCCGGGACCGCGCGGAGCGGAGGCCAAATCAACGATCGGGTTGGTAGTTGTGGTCGTGGTGACGCCTGTGACGTTGGCGCCATATTGAAAATATCCGTCCAGGTAAAGGCCCTGCCAGCTTGTCGCGGGTAGTGCCGTCTGAAATGGAGGTGCTTTCGTCGGATATCGATCGCTCAAATCGGCGGCGCCGGCTGCGGTCGCTCCCAGCAAGGCGGCAAGTAAGCTCAGATTTTTCATGCGTTTTTCTCCTGTCTAGTTGCAGAGAAAAACGTACTACAGGGTTGTGTTGCTTGTCTGCAACAGTACGGAAAATTAAGGCGTTGCTAGGACTCCGGCAACTGCCGATCCGATATCTTGGTACCCTAGTTTTCCGGGGTGTAGCGGATCGAAGTACGGCAGGACTGGATTCGTAACTGCGAAGCTCGTCCATCGCGTTGTTAAGTCAAGAAAAGGCAGATTATTTGATACGGCCAATGATTTTAAAGCATTAACGTACGTGGCCAAAGTGCCGTTAGTGGCTTGTGTTGTATTGCTAGGCGGTCCGGACATCAACATGACACTTCCGGTTGTTTTTGCCGTGTTAATTATGTTTATGGCGGAATTTGTGTACGTGGTAAGTGACGTAAGATTGTTACTGTCATTGATACTTAAATCGATGATTGTTAGGCTAGGTGCTATGGTTGTCAGTGCTGAGAGTCCCCATGCGTTTGGGGAGGCGCTTCCGACTGTGCTAGTTGTAGCTCCGAATATGCCCAGCTGGACAATATCGACAGCTGGGGTTGTACTGTCAAAAGTTTGAAAACCTAGAATATTTAACGGTCCGTCATTAACAGGAACTATGTTTATAGTATGCGTCGCTTTGGCTACAGTAAACGTAGTTGTTACAAGAGCGGCACCACCTGCGAAGGTAAGAGTGCCTAAAGATGCACCACCGTCCACGTTAACAGTGGCACTTGCGGCACCTCCGCCACGGGCGTAGTATACTACGATCGTGTCAAATGCTGCTACGGGCGTGAATGAAAAGTTGTTGATGGCGCCGGCCGTGAATGTGAATAACTCGCCGCCTATGCAACCGAGAGATCCAGAGGCCGCCCAGTTTGCCCCCAATGTTACGCGCGTGTCGTACGTCGCGTAACTGATCGGAGCAAGTGCGGTACCTTGATCGCAGATAATCGAACCGGTCGATGTCGGTACGGAACTGGCTAATCTCGCCGCGAGTACTTGCACCCACCCGGAAGGAAACGCGCCGCCGAGATTCAGCGCTCCGGATGCTCCGGCACCGGTCGCCATAGATGTGCTGTCGCCTATTACAGCAATCTTGCCGCGTCCGAGCCCGGTTCTCACGTTTGCGAGGGCTTTTCGCCAACTTAGCAGGGAGGAAGCATTAAGATTGAACACTCCCGATGCTGTCATTGACGCCGATGACGATCCGGGCAGGCTGCCATCCGATATGCATATTGTTGACTTTCCTGGTGTATCTCCGGGACAGCCGCTAACGAGTGAATTGCCTGCAGCAAAGGGACCGCCGACAACGGCGCCTTGCGCAAATACGGGTTGGTGGCAGGACAACAGCGTAAGGAGGGTGGCGAGCAGCGACAGGAATTTTTTCATATTCAGTTCTTTCGATTGGCGTCGCGGTCTTATACGCGAATCCGGAAGCCGGCGCCACTGAACTGCCCTTTCGTGCCGTCTTTCTCATCTACACTACTCGTGTACTTCCCGTTCAGGTCTTTGTTGCGGGGATCCATGCCGGCATAGAGGCTTTGGAGCTTCTGCCGGTTTTGCTTGCGGATGTGGTCGCCGACTACTTTAGACCGGGCGAAGAGCAGCGGCCGAAAAGCCTTGCCAGTTTTGTCCGTGCCGGCAACGAGGTCGTCAAATAGCCTCGAAAG